AGGTGTGTGTACTTTATGTACAGAAAGGGACGCACCAAAGTGACGCAGAGCGGAAGGACTATCACCTACCGCTCGGGCATAGCGTGAAACTATGGGGCCAGGGCCACCATCCCTGTCATGACCACGCGGGGAGTGGGCGCGTGCATGAGTAGGCACGGCTGGGTTCGGGACTGGGCACCATCCCTGCGCTGCGCACACGCAACCCAAAGAGAGTCCAGGCAGTTGGGTCGGAGGGTCGGGTTTGGCGTGACCCCAACCTTTCTCCTCCCCAAAAAAAAAGTACATTTATGGGGCCAACAGCAGTTGGCATCTCTCCTTCGATTGGGGCTACCTTGCGTAGCCCTTTTTTTGTTCGTATGATGTGGTTACTTGTAGAGGGTTAGAGATGACGATAACTGCGATAGAGGTCAGCAAGGGTGTTGATCTTCCCAAGCCTCGTGTGGTGTTTGCGTACCCGTATGGGGAGATGGATGTGGGTGACTCGTTTGTGGTGCCTGTGGAGCACAGGGCCAAGGTGTTGAATGCGAATTACAGGGCGGGGAAGCGGTTGGGTCAGAAGTTTGTGGCCAGGAGTGAGGGTGAGATGCTGAGGGTATGGAGGGTGGAATAGGAGGCGGGAATGAACGCTGACAGGTTGTGGATGGAAGAGGATGAGTTGAGGGCTGAGCTGGAGGTGATGGATGCTCGGTTGTTTATGGCCTCTATGCTGGTCAGGCAGTTGATGGACAGGATTGAGGATGCAGCCCGGGACGGATACATATCGGGATATTCAGATGCAGCTTTACGAATCTCGGGTGCGGCTGCAGCGGGAAACCAGGGCTGCGCTACTGTGCATTAGGAAGGCGCAGAAGATTAAGTTGGTGAATAGGTGGAAACGGGATTACCCGCCCATCGTGTGGGAAGAGTTGTTGAGGGTTGCCCGTAACAGGAGGGTGGCGCTGGCAATAGCGGATTGGGTATTGGAAAAGCCTTAATGAAATTTGATTTAGCCAAGTTCTACAGCTTTTGCTCTGAACTCAAGATTGAGACTAAGGAGCAGGGCTTGCGGAAGATGGATCATCTTCTGGGCACTCAGACGTATGTGATGGATGAGATTGCAAAAGGATTGGCTGAGGATGTGCATTTCTTTGTGATCTTGAAGGGTCGGCAGTTGGGGATTACGACCATTTCCCTAGCCCTAGACCTTTATTGGCATTTCACGCATCCGGGTTTGCAGGGAACGCTTACGACGGATACGGAAGAGAACCGGGATATGTTCCGCACCACGCTGTCCATGTATATGGATGGCTTGCCCAAGGAGTTCAAGATTCCGGCAATAGGGCACAACAGGAACCAGTTGTCCCTCAAGAACAGAAGTCGGTTGTTCTATCAGGTGGCGGGACTACGCGCTAAAGGCTCACTGGGCCGTGGCAAGGCCATAACATACCTTCACGGCACGGAGACAAGCTCCTGGGGTGACGAGGAGGGTCTGGCTTCTCTGTTGGCTTCCCTAGCCGAGAACAATCCTGACCGGCTGTACTTGTTTGAGTCCACAGCCCGTGGGTTCAATATGTTCCACGATATGTACAAGACGGCTCAGAGGGCCAAGACCCAGCGTGCGATCTTCTGCGGCTGGTGGCGTAACGAGTTCTACAGCGTGGATGCCAAGAGCAACATCTACAAGGTGTACTGGGACGGCAAGCTGACTCCTGAAGAGAAGGAGTGGCACAAGGACATCAAGCGCCTGTACAACTTTGAGATCAACTCCCGGCAGATGGCCTGGTGGCGCTGGAAGATGCACGAGGGCATCAAGGACGAGGCGCTCATGTACCAGGAGTTCCCACCCACGGAGGACTACGCCTTCGTGATGACAGGCACCTCCTTCTTCTCCACCTCCCGGTGTACAGAAGCAGCCAAGGCTTCCAAGCTGCTTGTGCCTGACAACTATCGCTATGCCTTCGGTTCTCTCTTCCAAGACACGGAGGTGCTCAAGAGCACAGAGCGGCTTGGTGTCCTGAAGGTCTGGGAAGAGCCTGTAGACAACGCCTACTACGTCATCGGAGCAGACCCGGCTTACGGCAGTTCTGACTGGGCAGACCGTTTCTGCATCCAGGTCTTCCGTTGCTACGCAGACGGGATGGAGCAAGTGGCCGAGTTCGCCACCTCTGAACTCAATACCTACCAGTTCGCCTGGGTCATCGCCCACCTCGCAGGTGCCTACAAGAACTCCACGCTGAACTTGGAGGTGAACGGGCCTGGTCAGGCTGTCATCAACGAGATCAGGAACTTGAAGCGCATGGCTGTGAGCATGAACAACGCTACAGGGCGTGGCTTGCTGGACGTGCTCGGCAGCATGACCAACTACATCTGGAGGCGTAACGACGCACTGGGTGGCATCTCCAACTCAATAGGCTACGTCACCACCCACGCCAGTAAGGAGCGGATGCTCAATTACATGAAGGATTACTTCGAGCGCGGGATGATGGAGATCAAGAGCATGGACACCCTGGAGGAAATGAAGGGTATCGTGCGGGAAAACGGCACCATCCACGCTCCAGGCAGGGCCAAGGATGACCGGGTGATTGCTTCTGCGCTGGCAGCTGTTGCATTTGCAGAGCAGGTGCAGCCTCGGCTGATAGCGGCCAAGATTACCCGCAACATCTCCCAAGCCCAAGACAACATGACGGTGCAGGAAGCCCAGATAGGGCGAAATGTGGCCGACTACCTCAAGAAGATCGGGATGTACGGCAGTGCATGACAAACTAACAGTCGTGGCTATCTACGGCCACAACAGCGGGGAGAGCGCGGTTCCATCTCTGGAGCGTTCTCTTCTAGAACTTCCTGGTGCTCAGGGCTTGCTGATCTCGCCTCGCAGGCCGCGCAACCTTCCTAAGCACATCCGGCACAAGAAGTGCCACAAGATGACCTACAAGCAGTACAGCCTTTTCGTGATGTACTGCCTGCACACCTACATCAAGACCGAGTTCTGCCTCATCGTGCAGGACGACGGCTGGGTGCTCAACGGTGAGAACTTCACCGAGGACTACTACCAGTACGACTATGTGGGTGCGCCTGCCCACGCAGCGATGGTCGGAAACAACTACTACACCCACTTCACTTGGATTGGCCAACCAGAGGCACTTGTTGTCCAGAATGGCGGCTTCTCTCTGCGCTCTCGCAAGTTCCTGCGCCAGCCTTCCAAGAGCGGCATCCTGTGGAAGCACTTTGACGTAGAACCGTTCTGCAACGAAGACGTGCAGCTGTGCACCTGGCTGCGTCCAGAGCTAGAAAAGCACGGCATCAAGTTCGCACCCATAGAGGTGGCCAAGAACTTCAGCATGGAATACGCAGGCCCAGGCTTTCACGACGACATCGACTTCTCAAAGCTGGTAGGACACCACGCCCCTACCCGCAAACTCACCTCATACAACTACATCAAGATCAAGGCACCACTCTCAGAAGTGAGCAATTACTATCGAGAGATGGAGTTTTTGGACTGGCTGCAGACCAAGGACTACGTGTTGGAGTGTTATGAGCCATCCTGAGCAAATGCGCTTTGTCGCAAGCCTTACCCGTACCTTCCCCTGGCACTTCCGGCACACCAAGGTGGTGGAAGTGGGGTCGCTAGACATCAACGGCTCTGTGCGGCAGTTCTTCTACGAGCCAAGTCTGTACGTCGGGTGTGATCTCGGCCCTGGCCCCGGCGTAGACGTCGTGTGTGCAGGGCACGAGCTGCCTTTTGCCGACAAGTTTGATGTGGCCATCTCCTGCGAGTGCTTCGAGCACGACAAGAACTGGCAAAAGACCTTCCTCAAGATGGTCGAGATGGTCAAAGACAACGGTCTTGTCATCTTTTCCTGCGCTACAACGGGTAGAGCAGAGCACGGGACGACCAAAAGCAACCCTTTCGATGCTCCATTCACCAACGATTACTACAAAAACCTCACAAAAGAGGACTTTGAGGCTGCTTTTGACCTCAAAAAGCTGTTTTTGAAGCATGAATTCAGCGTAAATGAGGGGTCTAAAGACCTCTACTTTTGGGGTCAAAAATGACCAAAATATGGCCAAAAAGTGAGCTTTTCAGGCTTATGGAGCGGTTTCACGCCGATAAAGAGCGTGGAATCAGCATAAAACTGTTCTGCGAGCTGTGCGGCATAGGCACCCAGACCTTCAAAGACGTGTTTCTGTACAAGAAAGCGCCTCTGAGCGAGATGGTGCAGATCAGAGTGAGCAAAGGCTACAACGAATGGCTGCGGGGACGGGTACGGATCATGCAAAACCGTGACCAGACCCGCTTTGTGGACTACCGGCGTGAGGCCAAGCCGCCTCTCATGCCCTCCACCAAGCTGGAACTGACGCCGCAAGGCATCAAAGTCCGTGTCGGCATGGTCAACCGCCACGACTATCAACAACCTGACCTAGATGAAGCACTGCGAGGGTAATTGCATGGCCGTTCTCCACGACTATTACTGTTCTGAACACGGAATCTTTGAGGCTTGGGAAGCAAAATGCCCCATGAAGCTCTGTAAAGGTGAGATTTCACGGGTGTTTTTGCAACCTGTGAGCCTCAAGAGCGACAAAACCAAGGCAACAGACAAGAATCTGGAAGGTCTGGCCCAAGATTTTGGGATGACCGACATCAAGAGCACCCGCGAAGGCGAACACCAGACCGGATACCTCAAGCGCAACAACAAACTGACCGACAAGCAGTTTGAAGAAGCAGGCGAGATCATGGCTCAGCAGCAACAGCGTGAGCAGCGTCCTGGCGACTCCGTGATCTGGGGCGGGGGCGGCAGTATTTCCATGAACTCGGTGCTGGGTGGCCAGTTCAAGTCGGTTGCCGGTGAGCAAGTGGGCATCCATCCCAAGCAAGCAGGCAATTTGACGGGGCCACGCGCTGCAAGTTACATTCCCGACCAAGACAACCTGCAGGTTGACAAGTCATGAGAATCCCGACCGATCACCTAGAGCGCGAGCAGTTCTATCTCGACCTCATCGAGAAGTGCGAAGTTTCCCTGAACTCTCGCAAAGCCGACTATCTGGGTCTTCGGTCATGGTTCATGTTTGGCTCGGGGCTTGATTCGGCCCCAGCCATCTACAACAAGATTCAGCCGCATATCGACCAGCTCACGAGCTTTCTGTATTCGGCTGAAACCACACGCTTTTCCATCGTCACCGGCGCAGCTGTGCCTGACGCTGAGCACACCAAGATTCCGGTGTTGACCCGCGCTCTCAATGACGAGTGGGCCAACTCCAACGCAGACCAGGTTTTCTCCCAAGCCGTCACTTGGTCGCTGTGCTACAACTCCACGTTCATCAAGCTCGTGATGAACAAGGGCATCCACCCGTTCTTGGTGGAGCCGAGCTGCATCGGCGTGCTGCGCGAGGACATCCCCAACCTTAGCGCACAAGAAGCACTGATCCAGGAATACTACATCACCAAGAGTGAGTTGTACGCACGCCTGTACAGCCACCCGCGCCGGGAAGAGATCGTCAAGCGCGTGAATGCCACAGAGCATCAGCGCACTGACAGTCCCGAGGGTGTCGAGCGCATCCTGATGTCTCAGACCAACCCGACGATGTACGGCAACGTCAACCTCGACCTCAGCGGCAACGAGCGTTACAAGGCCCAAGTCTCGGAAGACACGGTTCGCATGATCGAACTCTACGTCTACGACGACGACATCAAGGACTACCAAGTCATCACCAAGGCAGACCCGGACGTCATCATCTATGACCGTCCCAACGAAACCATGTTCATGAAGGGCGAGCTTCCCTTCATTCAGGTCTGCCCGAATCCGCTGTACGACTACTTCTGGGGTGCCAGCGAAGTCTCGCGCCTGGTCTACCTGCAAGAACTCCGCAACAAGCGCATGGCTGAAATCCTAGACCTGCTGAGCAAGCAAGTTTCGCCGCCTACTGCGCTCATCGGGTTCACGGGTTTGTTGGACGAGAAGAACTTTGCGCTCAACCGCGCAGGCGGCTTGCTCTCCACCGATATGCCCAACGCAAAGGTTGAGAAGCTGGCCCCGAACATTCCTAACGACCTGTTCAGAGAAATCGGTGAGAT